AGGTAGCAGCTGTTTTGTCTTTTCCGGCAATACCCATGCCGGTGAGGACGTTGACAAGTGCACCGTCGTTTCTATTACTACTTATATCGTTCCGGAATTTATCGGAAACAAGCGGCTCCACGGCAGGAGTGGGCGGGGGGTCATACACAGAGTCTACGAGTTGAGGCTGAATTCTTGTAAGTCACACAGATCGGGAAAAATCGAGAGAAACTTAGCTTCAAGGCACAAAAACTTAGAGTCCGGGCACAAGAACTCAACTTCGACCTACAAAAACTTAGAGTCGGTTCTGGCCGTGCTCGGGAGTCCATACGCTGGGTAAGCGGCATTCGGCGCATGGTGGACCATCACATCGATGGATCCGTCCTCCTTTCGAAGCGTCTTGCCAAGCTGCGGTTCAGGCAGGGAATCCTCGATTCCTGGAAGTGCCTTTGCGCTTACTGCGGTAGGCCGGCGCGCACGCTCGATCATGTCCGCCCTCGGTGCAGAGGTGGGCACACCGTCGCGCAGAACCTGATCGCGGCTTGCGCAGACTGCAATCGAGCCAAGGGCTCGGAGTTGGACTGGGTTAGGTGGTTTCGGGCTCAGACGTTCTGGGATCCGGAACGGGAGGCGGACATATGGCTGTGGCTACATCCAGTCCGAACGGCGTAAGTTTCCAGGCGCGGGATCTGGTGCAGTAGTTGGCTTGGCCAGCTAGGCGAAGACGGCGCAGAACACGGTCCACCAGGCGCGCCAGGGGTTCATACTCGACGCCCTCGGGGGCGAGGCTGGCGATCGAGCGGGCGAGATGGGCGGTCTGGCCTTCACCGCGTGCGAGGTGCCAGCGCACTTGGTCTGCTGTCCAGTCTTCGAGCTCGGGGGAGAAGGTGTGGGGCATGGGGGCCGCGAGGATCGAACTCGCCTTAGACCGATTATGAGTCGGCTGCTCTCACCAGATAGCTAGACCCCCTGGTGTTGGAATTGGAAGCGGTTAAATATACAATTAAATGTGGGCGAAGAACCCCGCAGTATTAGGGGACTCGGGGACGGCGCTGCAGGCGAAAGCCAACGCCATCACAGTATCGTCATGGGCCCCTGAGGCTGCTTCGCGGGATCCAGATTCCTTTTGCTGGAAAGCACGTAGCTCGTTGGGGATGGCGCCGTTGGGGAAGATCAGCTCGTCTCGCTCCATGTAGTACAAGATGCGATCCGTTGCTACTACTTTACTGGGACGGCTAGTGCTGAACGTCTCGATAGCATAGTTAGGCAGGATGTTGGCGAGCGCCTCTGCGATTACGGCTCCCATCGCCTGCTTCTCCACGATTACCCGCTCCGGTAGGTAATCCTCGATGAGGGACTTCACATGGCGCAAGCTGTAATCAGTGCTCTTGCCGTTCTCGTGGTACATGGCTACGACCTCGTAGGGCGTAGCAGTGATGTCCAGTACCAGAGCGGTGAAGTAATCGTTGCCCCCGGCGTTCGGGTCAATGCCGATCACGTAAGTGCGGCCGATCGAGCCGCACTCGCGCCAGTGGCCGCGGGTGGCACGGCGGATCAGGTCTGTTGGGTAGATCTGGGTGTCGGTCGCGCCGAAGGCCAGCTCGTATTCGCTGTCCCATGCGGCTTGGGTCATGCGGCGGGACTCGCGGGTCCGCTGCGCCCACTCCGGGTCAGCCCCGTAGATCGGATGCTGGCTGTAGTGGATCGCGACGCGGTTCCACGAGTCCTGCACTTCGGCCAGGGCCGTGTTCAGCTTGACGATCTCGCGGCGGCGGACGTGGTCGTACCAGTCGACCGGCGTGCCCTGGTGCCACAGCTGGCCGAACCAGTCGAGCTCGGTGTCGGGGGTCGAGGTGACGATCACCTTGGCCGCCTCGCCCACCATGGACAAGGTCGGCATGGCGCCCCGGTAGATCTCGGCGGCGCCGTCAAGGAAGGCGCCTTCGTCCATGAACAGGACGGAGCAGCTCGGGATGCCGCGGGCGGCGCGGGGTGAGGCGGGCAGGAAGTACAGCGTGCCGCGCCCCTCGATGGCGATCTGCGTGTTGCTGTCCGTCAGGTAACGGATCGATTCGCCCTCGATGGAGTTGGCCATGGCGCGGACTCGGCGGCCGAGCTCGGAGGCGTCCTGTTGTGTCTTGGAGAAGATCACCGCGGCGAAACCGCGCTCGGTGAGGGCGCGGCACAGCAGGTAGGAGCAGACCGTCTCCGAGGCGCCCATCTGGCGCGACTTGTTGATGATCGTGTTCGGGTGCGCGTTGATGCTCTCGACCAGCGCGATCTGGTACGCGTATGGGTCGAACGGCGCCACCGTGCCGGCCGTGCGGATCCAGGTGCGTCGTGCGAACGACGGCCAGTCGTCCACGCCCGGCAGCTTCGTTGGGGGTACGGCCGGGTCGAAGTTCGCGGCGCGTGCGGCGCGGCGGGCCAGTTCGAGGCGCAGGCGGTCGGCGCGGCGTTGCAGCTGCGAGAGGGAGGCGGTCATGGGCGCGGGGCGCTACGCGTCCTCGGGGTCGGCAGAGGGCAGGAGCTCGGGGCCGTCGTCCTCGGGGGTGGCGTCGGGGATCTGCATCAGGCCGTAGATCTGCGACTCCAGGTCCGAGACGGTGCGCTCCAGCAGCTTGCGCTCCTGGTAGGCGGCGGCGCCGTTCAACAGGGCGCGGGAGGCGGCGATGCGGTCGCTGGCGCGGGCGTTCTGGTCGCTCATGATCTCGGTGAGCGTCGCGATGGCGTCAGGCATCAACGCCAGGCCCTTGGACTCGGAGACGTCGATCAGCTCCTGCTGCAGGGCGTAGACGGCGCGCTGGACCGCGGGGCGTTTGCGCCAGTTGTAGAGGGCGCGCTCGGAGACGCCGAGGGCGCGGGCAACTTCGCGGCAGGTCTTACCGCGGGCGAGCAGTTCGGCGGCCATGCGCTCGTTCTCGCGGAGGCCGTCAATGAGGGACGCATTTCGTGCCGGCATGTTCCGAACCGTGCTGAAGGTTGCCGAAGTTGTGCTTCAGATTAGCGGGGAAAAGTGGGCGTGTTGTCGTCCCATTCGGGCACGAGATGGGCGCTGAGAAAGGTAGTGTTAGGGCAGAGTTCTTTTGCTGTAGTAATGGCGTGAGGCAGGTCTCGTGCCATTAAGTGCAGCGCAGGAGCGTGGGAGAACGTCACGCAGTAGAGCTGAAGGTGCTTCATTGGCTCAGCCCTCGCGCTGTTGTCGTTCTGCGGCGAAGTCCAGGTCGTAGTCCTTGCTGAGCTTCACCATGTCCTCGATTGGGCGGCATTCGTTGAAGGCCAGCTGGCAGGCGCCGCGCATGATCAGCTTTTCGGTCATGCCGGCAGCTCCGAGGACGCTCTCAAAGACCTTGAACCAGGCATGGATTGAGCAGTCGTCCATGTCGGCCTCCCAGGTGGTTGTCATCTCGCCGGGTTCGTCGATGGATCCTTGGCGGTAGCGCTCGTCGGTGAGCTTGATTTCGAGTTTCACTGGCCCTCCAGCTCGGCGGCGATGGCGAGGAGGTCCTTCTGGCAACGGGCAGCACCCTTCAAGAAACCAATCTCAAAGGGTGTCACTCCTGGGCACTCACCATTGGTCACATCAAGCTGCTCAGCAGCAGCGCGGAGGGCGGCGGCGACATTCTCACGAAGATCATCCATTTGCAGCCCTGTGTCCTCGCAATCGCCTAGGAAGGCATCCAGCACCGCCTGCGCGGCGGGGGAGAGAGGTTTAGTCATTGAGTTGCTCCAAAGCGCGGCGGATGGTGTCAATGCCCGAATCCATGAGCACTATTTCGCCAGAGGTGTACCGCTGCAGAACGTCTAGCGCCTGCTCCTTCAAGCTCGGCGGCTCGGGCTGGGCGTGTTGCCAGCGGCTGTCGGGATGGCTCAAGATTGCCTCAGCCAACGCAGCAGCGCCTTTGTCGTGGTTGCCGTCAACCCTACGGATGATTGCTGCCAAACGCAGAATGTCATCTACTTCGGGCATTGGCCCCTGCGGCTCGGGCTGGGCCAGAGCGGCGCGGGCGCGGTCCACCAACTCGGCTGGCGCTACCTCTAGCCAGTCCAGCAACTCAGCGCATAGTGCTCGAAAGTCAGTCATCGGTTTTCAGTGGTAGAGGTTTTCAGTGGTAGAGGTTTTCAGTTCGGCGGCAATAGCGAGGATGCCTGCTCGCGTGATCTCGCGCTGCACCGCAGCAGCGTTATCTGGCGGCCCAAACCGGTTTTCCGGCACCACCTGATCCGCA